ACGCTAACGACCCAAATTTAACGTTTCCCAACGCTTTTTTAACATTTGCAACATAGTTTGGCACGGTTTTTGCTATGGGTCGCCCTTATCGTTTTTTAACATTTCGCAGCCCACTTTGGCACGGTTTTTGCTATGGCTCACATTTAACATCTTTTGCACAACTTTGGCACGGTTTTTGCTATGGCTCACATTTAACATCTTTCGCAGCCCACTTTGGCACGGTTTTTGCTATGGCTCACATTTAACATTTTTCGCACAACTTTGGCACGGTTTTTGCTATGGCTCACATTTAACATCTTTCGCACAACTTTGGCACGGTTTTTGTTATGCGTGTGCGTCCGTGAAATTGTTTCACGTGGAACACTGCCCCACCGATGTACAAAATAAATTGTTTCACGTGGAACACTGTTAAACAAAGTTAAAAGAATAATTTAACACAAAATAACACGCCAACCTCTTGCAGGACAAATAACAATCAGCAAGCGAAAAGAAAAGGCGGTAACAATCAAGTTGCCGCCTTTCTTTTTGTCCTGCCTTGCAGTTACTCAATATAAACGCCGTCAGACAAAGCCGTATATATCATTTCCTGCTCTTCTGCAAGCATTTCGGCGGTGTGTATGGGTGTAACATCATCGAACACATTAAACCCTCTGAAATCGCCTAAAATGCCCGTTTGTCTGTCATTGTTTCGCCCGTTGCTTGCGCTCTCGTACCACTTGCAGTAAATGTAAGGTTCTAAGCCGTAATATAACATTTCGTTCCAATCATCGCCGCCCACGGTTTTAACTTGGGTGCTTGGTGAAAGGTATATTATTTCGCTGCTTGGTTCGGTTTCCTCAACTTGAAATACAACACCGTCACAACTCAAAAGCGCAACCCCGTTGCCCGTTACCACGTTTATAACGTACTGCAAACCTATCGTTTTGCCTGCATAATCGGTATTGAGTGTTACAAAGCCTGCAAACGGCAAAAAGATTTGTATTTCGCTTTCGTAGTCGGTGTTGTCCTCATTGTGCGCTGGTACTACCGCCGTGCCAAAGTCAAGCGTTATTTTGTCTTGCGCTGGCTGGTTGCAAGATACGCCCGTGTTGTAGTTGCCGCATCGTATTACATCAGTGCTAAACGGGGGTATATCCATGTAAATTCTTTTGATACGGTTAACATACTCGCCCAAATCCACATTTTCGCCGCCGTCCGTGAAATAACGCTTTGCGGCAAATTCTTTCAGATTATCAAGCGTTACAAGATACACGTTAATAGAGCCGTATTGTTTGCCCACTACCTCAACGGGAAAACACTCGCCCACTATATTAACCCGATTATAATTGCCGCTATTTTTAAGCTGGTACGAAATTGTAGCCTTTTTCTTGTCGCCCGAAATCGTAAACGGGGTTTTAGTTTCCCGTCCGCCTATTCGTGATCTTACGCTTAAATAGGTTGTTTCGTCCGTGTGAAATTCCGTGTTTGGTTTCGCATCAAGTTCCACCGTTATAAGGCTGTCAAAATCCACATAATCGGGCAACGGTTCTTTGCTCGTGCAATTCGTGAGCGACTTTGTAAGCGGCAAAGTCCGTATATATGTACCCGTAACCGTAACCGAATAATCGCCGCCCAAATCAGTAATAACGGCGGTTGCCGTCACTCGTGTTGACGTGCTTTGTACCTGCATATCTTGCGTTATCGGCTCGCCGTCCGTGTTGGTGTAATGCACTTGTGGGGTATCAAGTCTTGCGCTAATATAAGACGGTGTTTTTACGGTTATTGTGAGCGTTTCGCCGTCCCACTCGTGGCTTTCCTCTGTCCCGTCTATGTTGTTAGTAACCGTTGGCGTAACGGGTTCGGGTATCGCCACTACATCGCCACTAATAACAACGGGTGTTACTTCTTTACGGGTTGCGTTAAAAGTAATCGTATCGTTTTTACGGGGAACATTTGTACCCACATTAACCCCGTATGCCTTTGTATATGGACTTTCGGGTATCAAACCGTCATACTGCTCCATACGTTCAAACCCAATCGTTCCGGGTTTTTGTGCCCACATATAACCGTGCGGATATTGTGCGGTGGCTTCTGAATATGGCGTTAATTCATAATCGGGGCTTATATATAGAAAAAATATCGTGTCCCCGTTATCGTCAACGCCGTATTTTAGTGCACACTCTCTGTTAAAACCTGTAAGGTATGCGCTAACGCTCGTAAAATCGCTTCTTGTATCGTTCAGTGTCATTGTCGTTACCTTTTAATGTTACCATAATAATGCCGCCCGTTTCATTGAGTAAGCCCGTATTTGCAAACGGCACTTTCTCGAAATTCGGGGTGCTCTTGTAAACGGTATCACGGTTTGAGATATACGGGTCGGGGTTGTCGCTTTCAGATACGCGCCCCGTTGCCTCCAAAATTTCGCTTTCGTAGGTTTTGAGTACATCAACACGCAACGAAAGTTCGTAGGCGTTGTTTCCCTCAAAACTTACCCTATCCACGAAATAATAACGCCCCAAATCGGGTATGTAACAATAATTGAAAGTCGGTCGGGGCTGCTTTCGTAGTGTTACGGTCGGGCGCAGCACATCGAAAGTTTGCCGCAAATCGCCCTCAATCGCCGTAAACTCGCCCAACTGCTTGTTTACCGTGTTCGGGTGTCCGTTGTATGAATAAAAGTTTATCGTTGTCATATCTGCAAAGAAAAAAGGCGGTGCGGTGCGCTTTCACCTGCACCACACCGCCAAAGTTAAACAATCTAATATCTATCAATTACTTGATAAAGAATACTACAAAGTTTTCGTTTGTATCGTTGAAATACCCTGCATCAAACTTGTAATAGTTGTTGAAAAACTCTGCCTTTGCGTTGTAGTTCGTTGTTACTCGTCTGTCAAGATTGCAAACGCCCAACGCATCACGGTCGAACATTACGCCCAACACGCCCGAAATTTCAACGGCTTTGCCGCCGCTTTCCTTGACATTGATATGCCCCGTGTTGGCGAAATCGTAGTTCTTTCCGCTTCCCTGCCAAAAAGGTACGGTTTCGGCTTGCGGCAAAAGCACATCGCCACGGTTGAACGTGTCTGAATAAAGATAGGTTTGCGCTGCCTTTGCAAAGTCGGACAAAAGTACAACGTGTAACATATCTTTCGGGGTAAAGCGTTCCTTTTTGCCCACATTGAACACGGTCGAAATGCTTTGCAGGCGGTCGGCATACGTACCCATAACGTAAGACGCAAAGCGGATAAAATCGGGGTCGGTTATCGCCTTTGCCGCTGTCAGTGCGTCAGGGTTCGGGGTCGGCTCGCCATCGCGTTGCGCTGGTGTTGCAGGGAAATACTTGTCATTGTACAACTTCAAAAGGTTTACGCATCTTGCAGTGCTTGCGCTGGAAAGGTCGGCACTGGCTAAATTGCCTGCCGTACCGCCAAACGCAACCGCATCAGCTAACACGGTTTCCGCAATCATATTGTTAATAGTACGCATAATCAAAGCGTCTGCCTTGATAGTCATTGACTTTTCAACGGCTGCATAAATCATCGAAATAAAGCCGTTAAGTTGTGCGGCGTTGCTAAAACTTTCCTTAACCTGCCTTTCGGTGATTGATACAGGCACTTCAAACGTAACCTTTGAGTTGAAAAACTTTGCGGTAACGGTCGGTTTGTGAAAAACATCTTGGTCGTAACTCTTTTTGTCCTGCAAGTCCCAAGTATCGTTTTCCTCGGCTTCGGGAACATCGGCACTTATTTTCTCCAGCACGCTGCCAAACTCCCACGCATCCATTAAAACGCTCGGCACTTTGCCCGCATAAGGTCTGTTTACGAAAATCACCTTACCAATGTGGTTAACAAGTGACTTCACGTAGTTATCTACTGCGCCTTGGTTAAACACTTCCGTGCCCAAATCCACAATGCCCGTTAAATCTTCCTGCACAATGTCAGTCTTGCCCAACACTTCACCCGATACGCTGTTAATAATCTGATAAATCTGTTTTACGTTCATATTGCTAAAAATTAAATTGGTTATTCGTAAATACTCGTTGTTAATTCTCTTACAAGGGCAAAGATAATGTTTTTTCTCCAATTATCACGCCTTAACTGCAATTCTTTTGCAATTTCACTTGAAATTGATTTGCTTGCGCCCGTTCCTTTGCTTGTTTCGGTTGTTTGGCGTTCCTCTGTGCGGTTTCTCTCATCGGCTGCGGTCTTTCGGTCGCTGTCGGAAAAATCGGTATCGTTGAACGCCTTGTTTGCGCCCGTTTCGGTGTTGTCGGTGCTTTCCTGCAAAGTAACGGTTTCCGTCCGTTCAACTTGCCCCGTTACGGGTGTCAGTACATCGTAATCGGCAAGCATCGCCGCCGCTTCACGTTCCCAGCCTTGCACGTTTACCGCAATCACCGCCGAAACAACATCGCTTGCGTTGTCGCTGGTTATGCTGCTTACAACGATCTTGCCGCCGTACATCAGTAAGGCGTAAGCGTCTAACTTGGTCGGGTCGGTATCGCCGAAAATAGCGGCGTACTCTGTCGGATATTCAGTCTTGAAAACGGTTGCGAATATCCCGTTACCCTTTGTAAATAGTTCGCTGTATTTCATTGCTTATCGTCTTTGTTTTCTTCTGTTTCTTCTGTTTCCTCTGTTTCGGTATCGTTACCGTCCGTTTCCGTTTCTTTCGTTTCTTCTGTTTCCTCTGTTTCGGTATCGTTCCCGTCTGTTTCGGTGTCGTTTCCGTCCGTTTCGGTGTCGTTTCCGTCTGTTTCGGTTGTTTCCTCTGTCGGGTCGGGTTCGTCTGTCGGGTCGGGTTCGTCTGTCGGGTCGGGGTTTTCCAAATCAGCCGCCAAAGCGTTGTAATTATCCCTTTCCAAACCCCAACTTGAAGCAAGTTTAACCGAAATTTCGGTGTCAAACATTTCGTTAATTTTCTCAACTGCATTTTGTCTTTCTTTTAACATATTATCCACATACGGCAAAAGTACGTCCACATTCATTGATACCTCGCCCAAATTGAGCCGTTCACGCTTCATATTATAATTTGCGTTCAACCCCAATTCGTTGTACATACTCGCTTTGTAGTATTGTATCAGTTCAATAAGTTGTGTAATATACACGCTGTTTGTTGTCGGGGCTGTCTGCATATTTACGCCCTTGAAAAAAGCGTTTTCCCCGATAATTGAAAACTCGCCGTCTTGTATCTTGCGCAAAAACTCATCGGCGCTTTGTTTCGTCTTGTCATCGCTGGCACTTATCAGCATTGTAATACGGGTCAAAATGCTTGCCGTGTTCAACGAAATAAGCCCGTCAGTATGTAAGACGGCATAACGCCCGATAAGCGGCAAAAGGCTTTCGCCGTTGCTGTCATTCTCAATCAAAACCCCGTCTTTCTGTATATCGTAGGTTTTGTTTAGCTTTAATGCAGGGTTCGCCACGGTGTAAAGCGTTGCCCGTCCGTAAACATCGGGTTCGCCGCCTTTGCTGCCCGAAAGCGCATACAAAACCCCGTCCACGCTGGTAACAAAGGCGTTGCCCGTGGTCTGCAAAAGCCGCTCCAATTCCTTTTGCGGTATGCTGTCGGGCAAACCCTCATACTCAAACATACTTTGAGTTTTCGCCAACGTGTTCGCAATAAATTCGGTTACGGCGGTGTCTTTGTCCCTTACTTGTTGCTGGTACAACTTGTAAATGTTATCTTTCTTTATCATCTGTCAAAACTTTAATAAGCGTTGTTAATTCGGCTAACACTTTCGTATTTTCCGCAATCGTGTCCTTGAGGTGTTCCGTTTCGTCTTGGTGCACCTGCCTTTGCTTCACCATATACCAAAACAATGCGCCACACATCACAATCGGAAAACCCAAACTTGAAATGATTTGAATAATAGTATTTGTGTCCATATCGTTATTATTTAGTTACTACTTGCAAAGATATGCATTTATTTCGTAAAACGGTCGGTTTGGCACGAAATTTGCACCAAACCGCCGTTATTTTCATTTAAGCGAAACAATGTTTGTCTTTGCACTCGTAATTAAATAATTGCGTACTATTTCGCCTATTTCGTTATCTTGGTAGAAAACTTTGTCTATTGCGAAAAACCGTGCGACTTGTTGTTCAACATAACTTGCCGTGCTTAACAACTTGCGTTTGTAATTCGGTTTGCCGTTCATTTCCAAAGAATAAATAAGGCGGTTTTCCTCATCTTTTATCGGGGTTGTCTTTGCGTGTATGTACGTAAAACATTCGTTGCCTACTTGAATAATGTTGCCTTGCAAAACAACATCGTTAAACTTGATATAGTACACAAACAACACATCTTGCGGCTTGTACTTGCACGGCAAATGCGGATATACTGCAAGTTCCCACTTACCGCCCGTAATCATTTGCAAGTTTTGGTTATCGAAACAAAAATACTTGTTGCTGGCTTTGTGTTGTACTATCGTGCTACAATACTCAACCGCCACGATTGCGCCCTGTTCGCCAAAGCGGTATATATCTATCGTTCCCTGCTCCATAAACGGCACTTGCTTCAAACCCATTTCCGTAAAGTACGGGCAAAACTTGTTTACCGTGTTACCCAACATAAAAACCTTAACATCGTTGCGCTGGCGTATTATCGTGCTTAACAAGTTCATAAACAACATAAACTCATCGGGCAAATAATACCGCCGTGTCAGAAACTCGTCAAACACAATCGTTGTAACATTCGGGTAACTGCTGCTTTTTTCGTGTTCCTGCTCTGAAAGGCAAAACCCGTAACAAAACGGGGTCGGGTCGGGTGCCCGCTTGTTTTTCTCTGCATCGTAGTACGACAAAAACCATTTGTTCGACATATAGAACACTTCGTTAAATTTGCCCTCTGTCAGTTCCTCAATAAGCCCGTTTGCCACGTGATTTGCAAACAGACTTTCGGCACGTTTGCCCCGTAAATCCTCACGCCAACGGCGTATATACGCCATTTGCTTGCCCGTCTTGATATAGTTTTCCAAACCATATTTTAAGGCGGCATAAGTCTTGCCGTTTGACCTTTCGCCAAATATAACATTATAGTCGGCGTTCTTGCTTAAAATCGCTTTCAAGTCGTAAAATTTCGGCTTTTCTGTCTTTGTCTTTCTTGTTGTCATACTCTTATTATTTTAGTCCTTAAATTTAATTCCACGCAAATAATTTATGTACATAACCGAAAGGGAAAGGCTGTATCCTGTCGGCTCTAAATGTACGCCCGTGCGTTCGTTGTAATGCGCCGTGCTGCCTTTGTAGTCGGTTATCTCGCCTTGTATCTCGTAGTCTATGTACGTATGTATGTTTTTGCCCGTTGCTTGCTGCGGTATATCCAAATAGTTGGTAAACGCATCAAAGATACCGTTTTCGCCGTACTTTTCAATAAGATACGGTATCGCCGCCTTTTTGTTTACGCCCGACACGGTTAAACTGAAATCGTATGCCCGTCCGCCTGCTTTGAGTGCGTTCGGTTCTTGCACCATATAGCGTTTAGCTCCCAAAGTCTTAAACCGTGTATATGTACCCTCGAAATCCCAAACGCCCAAAGTCTTTGTTATGCCTTTTATCGTTTGCGGCTCGCAAAGCGAAAACGGCAAACCGTGAAACTTACACGCCGCCCGTAACTTCATTTGCACCTGCATATTATAAGCCTTGAAATATGCTTCGTGCGCCTTGCCGTTCATTATCTTAATGCTGTCCGTGTCGCTGTATATGTAATCGTCTTTCGCTTCATGTATGCCCGTGAAAAGGTTGCACCGTGCGTATGCGGTTACGAAAATGCCCCACGGGTAAAACAAGAAACGGTTTTTGCTGGTGTTGTATTTATATAGTAAATCCTGCTTTTGTTCGGCTGTCATTGAATTAATATCCCATTCGCCGTTATATGTAAACTCATCACGCAAAGGGTTGGTAACACTCATACCGTAACAACTGTTTAACATTTCCTTGCTGTTAAGATATTCCACTTCTTTGCCCTCAACGCCTTTTAATTTCGTCTTGCTTTCGTACAAATGCAGGATAGACTTTACAAACGGGGTCGGCAAATACTCTTTCTTATAACAATACATTTCGCCAACACGCATACTTTCCCACGAATAAAAGTTTTTGATTATATTAAAATCCACGTCCGTAATTGTCAGTGCAATTTTTGACGCCGCCACAATACGCCCGTTATTTTCGCACGGGTTTTCTTTAACAAAACATTTGCTTGCGGAAATCGGGTTGTCTTGCGTTTCGCTGGCAAATATGTTGGTAAACTCAATATCGAACACGCAACAATACTTTGATATTAAAAACTCAAATTGCACCATACTCTTAACCGTGATTGCAACGCCTTGCGACATCGGGTATTTTTCCGCTATCATTACATACGGGTAACTGCTTGTAAAGTCGTAACTATCCACGTCATACATTATTTCGTCTGTATATTCGGCGTTTGCGTGTGTAAAACCGCCTGCAAACGCACGTTGCAGCATATTAAATTCATTCATACCCGTAATTTGTAGTTCCTGCATCAAGTTTACGTAATCCCAATTCGGCACGGTCTTTCCTGCATCGCTTTTTTCACGCAAACAATGCGCACGGCAATACTTGCGCACAAACCCCGTCTTTGTTATCGGTATGTGCGTTATCCCCTTGCTTTCCTCGATACGTTCTTGTATGTAGCACATCACTACTTTAATATCGTTTATGCAATAATGTATTTCCGCATCAGTAAGCGGCGTTTCGGCGTGTCTTATTTGCTGGTAGTCCAAATCGCCAACTGCTTTTGCGCACTTGTATTTCATAAGTTGCTCGCCCAACTTTGCAAGCGAATAACCCGAAAGCAAGTAACTACATCTAAACTCAATGTTGCCCGTTGTTATTGCGTAAATCGGTTTGCGTAAATCAATACTGAAAACCCGTTTCCACTCAAACCATTTGCGCAAAAACTGAAATTCATACGATAAGTTATGCACATACACAATAAGGCGTAATTTGTCATTCAGCCCTAAAACCTCGCTTACGGTCTGCATCATCGTAACAAACTCGCCCCACGTGCGCCCCATAATTGTATATCCGTTTATGCCAAACTGCCAAACGTACATTATTGCGGCTTTCTCTAATTTCGCCTTGCGCCCGTTCCCGTCCTGCATACGCTGCATTTGCTCGTATGTGTACGCCCGTCCGTCCGTATCACGGTAAAAACTTGTTGTTTCAATATCAAAGGCGCACGGTATGTTGTAAAACCTTTCGCCCTTGATGTTTCCTATAATGTTCTTTTCGTTTACGGCACGTTGCAAGACGCTTGCAATTTCGGTCGGGCTGTTTATTCTTTCTTGTAACTCAAAAGGTATTTTTTTCATAACCCGAATTTATTAAAACCTTGTAGTATTCTGTCTATGTCATCATCTATTTTGTTTGCCGCTTCATTTGCGGCTCTCTCTATTTCGTCATCAATCGCCCGTGAAATGCTTTCGGCTTCGCTCTCTATTTGGGTGCTTATATCCCGTGCGCTTTGCTCCATTTCGCCCGTGAAATCCTTGTATCGCATCAAATAACGCTCCACAAAGTCGTTATCTGAAACGCTGTTTAACTTGCCTTGCAAGTTCCTTGCCATAAGGTTGTACTCATCGGGCGTTAATTCGTACACACGTTGCAGGTGTTGCCCGTACTGCCTCGCACCTTGCGCCGTGCTGGTGGGCTGGCGTAAAAACGAAATCGCCTTGCCGTACTCAACTTTTAAGGCGTTCCAATCGTGCTTCATTGAAAACTTTGTGTACCCCTCTATATCGCCTTTGTTCAACGCTTGCACGGCTGGCGAAAGTTGTCCGCTTGCTTCAATGTTTTGAATACGGCGGTTTGCCGTTTGGAAAACACGTGCAATCTCTTTTCGCATTTCGGGGCTGCTCTCAACGGCTTGCAAAATCTCTCTCTTTAATTTTAGCCTGCTTGTTTTCGCATATACAGACGGCGAAAATTTAACCTTGATTTTTACCATAACGCTGTTATATTAAATAGGGGTTACAAACATTGCAACCCCTACAAAGTTAAATATAACTTTCCAAACTCTTACAAGTCCACGAACGAAATAGAGCAACACTTCTTGCCGTGGCTCTCGTACTCGTAAATCGTGTACCCGACTTTGCCGTCTTTGATAGTTTGTACCGCCTCATCATCGGCAAGAATTTCACGCACCGTTTCGGCGGTGTGGCTTGGCAGGTTCACCAACCGTTTGTTTTCCTCATCAATAATTACGGGGCTGTCGCCTAATTGTGATTTGTGGACATAAAGCCCATTGATTTTGTGTACCACATCTTTGCCTCCCTCATTTTCAGAGTTGAAAATATCGGCTAACTTGGTGTACTGAAAATCGGTTGTGTCAATGCCAAACGTGGTCTTGTTAAATTTACTTGCAAAACTTTTCATTGTAGTAATCTTTTAATTGTTAAACTTCTTGTTATTTGTTATTCGGCTGTCTGTCCTTGCTGTTCGCCGTCAAACGGCAAATTCGGTTCGGGGGTTGCTCGCGGCTTCAAGTCCATAAGCCACGCACGAAAGCGGTTTATTTTCATAACCGCCCTTTGATTGCGGCAAACTTCATTACACGCCATAAGGCTACCCAACGCCGACAAAGCGGCAAACGAAAACTCGTCAAATGTGTTTCTTTTTTCTTCGTTCATTGTAGTAAACTTTTAATTGTTAAACATAGTGTTATCTGCTCTTTGGAAACTTAACCGTACCGCCGTGGTATATGTACGTGGTATCGGCTGTTATTATCACTGCTTTGCCGCTGCTTGCGCTTTCACGTTGTGCGCTGCACCCCTGCAAGATTGCAGATAGAAACAACATCGCAACGCAAACGGCAAAAATAGAAGCACACATTGCAACCTCTTTAATTGCTTCTTTCGGTTGCTCTTTGAAATGCTTTATTAACTCTTTCATATTTCAAATTGTTTAAGTAACACGTTGCAAAGATACAACTTTTTTTCAACATACAAGCATTAAGGGTAAAAAGATTTTCGGTTTAACTTTTATTAACTTTTGGTGTTGTGTTCCACGTGAAACATTTTATTTTGTGTTGAGTTGTGACGGTGTTGTATTTCAAGTTGAGGAAACCGAACCAAGCAGCGAAATAATATACCTTTCACCAAGCACCCAAGTTAAAACCGTGGGCGGCGATGATTGGAACGAAATGTTATATTACGGCTTAGAACCTTACATTTACTGCAAGTGGTACGAGAGCGCAAGCAACGGGCGAAACAATGACAGACAAACGGGCATTTTAGGCGATTTCAGAGGGTTTAATGTGTTCGATGATGTTACACCCATACACACCGCCGAAATGCTTGCAGAAGAGCAGGAAATGATATATACGGCTTTGTCTGACGGCGTTTATATTGAGTAACTGCAAGGCAGGACAAAAAGAAAGGCGGCAACTTGATTGTTACCGCCTTTTCTTTTCGCTTGCTGATTGTTATTTGTCCTGCAAGAGGTTGGCGTGTTATTTTGTGTTAAATTATTCTTTTAACTTTGTTTAACAGTGTTCCACGTGAAACAATTTATTTTGTACATCGGTGGGGCAGTGTTCCACGTGAAACAATTTCACGGACGCACACGCATAACAAAAACCGTGCCAAAGTTGTGCGAAAGATGTTAAATGTGAGCCATAGCAAAAACCGTGCCAAAGTTGTGCGAAAAATGTTAAATGTGAGCCATAGCAAAAACCGTGCCAAAGTGGGCTGCGAAAGATGTTAAATGTGAGCCATAGCAAAAACCGTGCCAAAGTTGTGCAAAAGATGTTAAATGTGAGCCATAGCAAAAACCGTGCCAAAGTGGGCTGCGAAATGTTAAAAAACGATAAGGGCGACCCATAGCAAAAACCGTGCCAAACTATGTTGCAAATGTTAAAAAAGCGTTGGGAAACGTTAAATTTGGGTCGTTAGCGT